GGATGTGACTGACTTGTATTCTCACTATAGAAAGAAGTGTCATCGATGTACTTGTAGAGGAGCTCCTTAGGCTCAAGCAAGAGACCCATGTTACGGGTAGTTGCATCGTAACTAAAGAGCGGATGGGTTTTCAGATGGATAGAACCAAATGGAGTAACCCAGGTCCTAATATCCATCCCGTAGGTCTTAGGAACTACGTTCATGACAAGCTGAGTCTGAGACTGCGCAGCCCTCTGAATGCCAAGCAGGAAGCCAGATCCGCAGAGACAAAGCTTTTCTGAGGATCCATAGCGGAATATCTGCTCGAGCATGGTGTCGAGCCAGATGGCTCCAGCATCTTCCCACGTCTGTCCAGCATAGTTTACATCTAGGGTGAAGTCGACGCAGTTGGCTGGCATGTACTGCCGGATGAAGTTGATCACACCCATAGTGGTTCGCTCAGGCTTACCATTATCACCGATGTTTTCAGTCCTAATACCCCAGAGGAAAGCCAGCTCCATTTCCCAAGAATGCATCTCAAGGGCTTCAGATTTGGCCTTCTGATACTGGTCACCTGTACGCAGGCGAGTCTTGCGAGCGGTACGAGTGATTGAAAGCGGTGTACGGAAGATCTGCGTATAATTGTAGACCTTCGTAGGATTGAGCGCGATAGCATCAGGCATCTCGCCACCCTCAGGATTGATGTTACCGATGATTTTGAAGGTGTCGCAGTCGCTGAGATCTGCGTCTGGAGAGTTGTCATCATCCTCGAGTAATCGGACTGCGAGGACAGTAGTGACTCCACCACGAGCGCACTCGATTACCTTACCGACTACATCGACTCGATAATCTGAGGCGTCACGGAGTAGGATCTGATGTCCTTCACGAATCCTATTACCCAAAGTGGTAGTGATCTGAATGTAGACAACCATCCCAGTCAAGCCCTCAGTACCAGGAGTAGTATATGCTACTGAGAGATCAGGAAGTGTGAATACCCCAGCTACGTCTCCGCCTACAGCTGTCTGCTCCTGAGTCCACCAATGGAACTGAGGATCATCTACTTTCTCAGATCCCATCATGGACAGGATGGCTGTTAGTGGAGCCATACCGTTGGGGTAAAGGTAAAGAATCTGTTGGCGCCAGTTGAGTGGTCTCTGATCAGTGACCCAGTCGCCATTGCCTCTCATGCCTAGAAACATAGTGAGTTACCTCGTATAAAGTAGGTTATTAATTACTGCGGTTCAGTTGTAGGAACCACAGTCGTTACGCCACGAGTTGTAGGCGGCTGAGTCATTGGCGGAATAGTCGTGGAAGCTCCAGGCCAATCACCAGGACCTGCACCCATAGGAGTCCAAGCCAAGCCATCGCTGTAGAGAAGTGCACGCTGGCATTTGGCATTAAGCACTATATCTGCAAGCCAGCACTCGGAGTCATCTCTGTCAGTGATGGTTACAGTGTTAACAGCATCGGCTTCTCGAGCAATGATCGAGTAGAACCGACCCTTAGCCTCAGCAACTCTCGGGAGAACTAGGATAATAGGGCCAGAGATATTATTACATACTGGCCGCACTACATAGTCCCGAGTAGTCAGGGCGTAGTTGGTACTTGGATCTGCGAATTTATCAACTACTTCCCTATAGTGCTGTTCGTTATTCTTTTCAAGTCCCATAGAAAGTTATCTCCCTAGAATTTTGTTCATCTCCTCAAGCTCAGCCTGAAGGGGATCAACAGTTTGTTTATCACTAGAGCGCCCAGCCTTAGAACCTCTTTTAGGTAATGAGGGAGGAGGCTCACTCTTTACAGCTTCACTGCTTTTTGCAGCTTGCTTCAAAGGCAGATCAAGACGCTTACGGGTCTCAGAGGCTACCTCTTTCATAACATCGGAGTAGTTACGTTTAGGATCTTTAGCAGCTATCTCATCAAAGATAGTAGCAACAACTTTTCCAAATGGCTTGAGGTCCTCATTTTCTTTGAAGAAGTTGTCTCTCATAGTCCTGAGACCTTCCAAAGTTTCTATCTGACGAGTGACTATGTCAGGTAGCGCTTTGGAGAATTTCTCACTGACTATCTTATGAGCATCAGCTACTGCCTTTTGATAGATCTTGTTCATAACCTTGTTGAGTTCTTCTGGATCACGGGAAAGCTCATCCATATCCAGGTCCTTTGTGAACTCCTGGCTTTCAAAGGTGAGGGCATCCTCTTTGGGAAGTTCCTTAGGTTCAACTTTCCTAGATTCCAACTCAGCTATTTTAGAACGAAGATCAGAGATAGTCTTATCACGGTCATCTACAACTGGCTCTTTTTTAGGCTCAGGAGTAGGTGTAGGCTCAGGCTCAGCTTTGTGTTCCTCAGCCTCTGGTTCAACTGTTTCCTCCTTCTTTGGCTCAGGTTCTGGTTCTGGTTCGACCTTAGGCTCAGGTTCAGGAGCTGGAGTTGGCTCAGGCTCCGGCTCCTGATCTTGCCCTGTAGGTTCTGCTAAGGATGTTAACATCTCATTAATCTCAGTCGCTACGTCACTCATCGCTAACCTCCAAGTTAGGTGATTTGTCTGAAAGGATTGACAGGAAAACATCTGGTAAACTCAAGAAATAATCCACAGCCTTTATACGCCCGTTTAAGTCGCCCATGTGTAAGAGGATAGCAGCACTAGTCGGATTAGTGTCTGCAGCATTATCTACGATTGATAGCATCTCATCATTGAAGCCCTTTTTCCAAGACTCAAGTTCACGGATTATGTCATTCCAGAGAACTGATTCCTTGAAATCTCTGAGTTGGTCTTTAGTAGAGTGAATCTCTATCTGTTCCATTACTGGGCTCCAAGTGGGACTAAGTTGCCAGCCTTAGCTTGGTTAATCACCTGACCATCAGGTAATACCTGAGGCTGGACCTGCTGCATATCGAGCTTGAAATCCTCTACATTCTTAGCACCTAGCTGCTGTGCTATGTACATGAAGATTCGAGTCACATCAAACTGTTGCATTAGTGCTGGAGTGGTACCTATTACCTTGAATAGATCTATCCATGCCTGAGAGAAGTTGCCACCTGGAATAGAGCCATCCCTTACAACGATGTCGTAGTTGATTGCTAGATCGTAGGGAGTAACTTGTACACGAGTCTTGCCAGCCCCAGTAGGATCAAAGATCTTTCTGAGCTGATCAGCGTAACGACCGACTATTCGTACATAGGTCTCCTGTGACATGTATTGCTGAGCATGGACTGCAAACATAGTCCCTATGTCCTGCATAAACTGCATACCTATGATCTGAGCTATATGCTGCAGACGTGAAACTGCACTACCACGAGTGCCCTGGAATTCAGCACTTGTGAGACGCTCAGGACCTGACTGACGTAGGGCACCCTGCATGGATTGGTCTGCTCCGGAGATACGATCCATCCAGCCAGTGATGTAGGCACTATCGGATATATTAAGACGAGTAATGTCGCTGACGGCTAGTTGTTGTACAACCTTATCAACGCCACGGCCCCAGGCTGGTCGGCGCAATCTAATAAGCTTTCCAGGTTGCGGATCTCTGAGATCTTCGATATTAACAAGATATGGGTCAACCACAAGCATGTCATTAACTGATTTCCGCACGTTGGCAACGTGAGAATTGAATAGAAAGTCAAGAACATGCTGTAGACCATAAAGTACCTCCATTCGACCTATTGGGGTTATCGAGTAGCCGTCATACTCAGGAGAGGCCACAGCTAATGGATATAGACCGTGGTTGTGGTCGGCTTTCATGCAACAAGTTATAATGTCATCAGAGGCAAGTTCAAAGTACCACTTTTCAGGGACTTCGGAAGTAGAGAGCTTCCAGTCCTTAGGAATAAGTGTGACATACATCTTGATGATGTCAAGTGGATTGGTAACATCTGTCATGGATCTATGCAGATCAACTGAGCCACCATAGCGAGTGAGACGCTCACTCTGGTCGAGAGCAAGAGTTGAGCGTTTATCACCTTTGATCTTTAGATACTTGACATTGAATAGACTGGAATCAGGCTGACCCTCCTCAGTTAGATAGTTCATATAATTAGTACGATCCACCCACCCTACGAATTCAGCCTTCTGGATCTCAGAGCTAGCCACCGATGGGTCAGGGAGCCACATATAGGGATCAATGTTACTAAGTGCATTCCCTTCGAAGAGGAGTGAAGGGACTGACTGGATGGATTGATTGTTAGTGATTCCAAGTGGTGACTCAGTAATGTTGTTACCTCTAACTGGCCTACGTCCATAGGTTCTAGACCACCAGGGAATTGCTATCCCTACTCCATACCCAAAGGCATCACGAAAGACTGTGTGGACATTAAGAGGAACCTTGTTCTTGATGCACTGTAGACGAATAACAAGCTCCATTAACATTGCACCTACAGTGTCATCATCTTCAACTCCCTCATATTGGAATAGAGGATCTTGAAAGAAGGCCATAGACATATAGGTCATCAGCGCTTCGAGCATTGAGTAGGAGTATGGAAAGACTATGGAAATAGGCTTTGCCATATCCTTATTTTGAAGCAGCTCTTCTTTCTCAGTAGGTTCTATATAGGCAGTTAGTATCTTATCTATCTCACGCCATGAGTTGTAGCGCTTAGATATTTCATGTCTAGCCTCAGATGCTCGCTGCCAGATCTTGTTACGTAGAGCTATGTGAAAATCAGATCCTGGTTTTAGATCTAGACCTTCAGGATAGTCGTAATCATAGTGATCACGTACATATATATCCTGCTTCCAGGAGCTCGGTTCGCCTCTTACTATGTAAGGCATAATTCCCTCATTCGTTGAAAAATTAAACGATCTAAGCAGCAGACTGCACTTCAACTTCCATAGCGTCCACTATGTCGTCAGTTATAGGATTACCATTGATAGTTGACATTAATCTCTCGTACGTAGTCCACGCTGCAGCCATAGCTTGTCCAGCATCTACGTCTGAGGAACCTCCACTACGGACACCAAGCTTTAGTGTCTGTGGATTGGCAGCAGGATCTGCATACGCACGAGCTTCAATCTTTACGGCATCGACAGAGAATGAACCAGCTGGAATATTGGATAGTGCAGCCCTAAATGTTTCATTTATAGTGTCTGTAGAGATCAAGTCTAAATCGGATATAGTATCCTCATCAATATCGGTGTAAGCACCTTCCCATTCATCTAACGTACCAGCACCGTTTAGGTAGTTAGTAACAACTCCCTTTGCCCTAGTATCTTCATCTGCAACTATGATTTCTGACATCTTACTAACCCAGTTACCCTCAACTCCAATGGTAACAGTATCCAGATCAGCTACACCAGCAATGCTGATGTCTCCAGTATATGTACATACCTGCGCACCATCTATATAGAGTGTAACAGTTCCGGCTGCACCATAGCTTGATATTAAAAGATCTATGGCCCGTAGCACTGAGGCTCCCAAGGTATGGCCAGCTTCAGCTGCCAGGTTAGTCATAGCAGCACCATTATAACTACCCACCGATGCCTTTCCCATATTGCCAGAAGCTGCACTAATATAGAAATAGATACCTTTGAGTGTGCTACCTTTGGTGATACCTATTATTCTATCCGTTGAGGTAACATTACCATGCTGTATTCTACAGTGTAACCAAGCTGTTGTTATAGCTCCTCCTGAAAACACTTTGGAGTAGCAATTCATAGTCCTATTCTGTAGGTTTAGAGAACACCTACCATAGCCAACTCTAAAC